GTACCATCTTTTTCTTGTGCTTTACCGATGATGAATACTTGATTAGCAGAATACATACCGCCTGTGCCACCCGACATAACAGACTTACTAAACATTTCCATAGTTTGGTAAGTATGATTAACAGCGATACAAGGAATATCTTTTGTTGTTAAATGTGGTGTAACGATACGCCACAATGATTTCATAACACGAGCTCGTGACATATCAGCAACTGATTTTTCATCAAGTGCATCTTCAACTTCTTTCTTTGAAGCCAAATTACCCACTGAATCGATAAAGATAATTACTTTATCACCACGTTCAATTGCCTCTAAACGCTTAGAGATATCAAACTTTAATTGTTCTAAGTGTTCAATAGGAATATGTAAAACTCGGTCTGTATCAATGCCGTTGGTTTTAATATAGTCTGGTGTGATACCGAATTCTGAATCATAGAATAGACAGATGGCATCTTTATACTTGTCCATATAGGACTTTACCATAATTAAACCAAGGAGAGATTTGAAATGCTTTGATGGTCCAGCAAGGAATGTAAGACCTGAGGTCAAACCACCATCAATTTCACCAGATAATGCCATGTTGATAATTGGCACTTCTGTTGGTACTACTTCTTTCTTATTGAAGAAAGTTGATTCACTTAGTAGTTCTACCGATTTGATAGAGCCCACTTTTCTCATTTTTTCTAATAAACTCATTGTAACTCCTTTATGTTGTTGATTGTTTTAAAGTGGGGAACTACCCCACTATTTTTATTTATGCAAAGAAACCATCCAAAGAACTTACCTTCTCATGGTTCCATCCAATACAACCCAAAATAATTTTAACTGGTTCCAAGTATGCCTTATCAAACTGCATATCATAATCAATAAAATCATGTATACCAAACTCTTTAGGTAAACGAACAGGATATGAAATCACTGTGTCTTTAAATGGGTTTGGCTGTTTCAGATATGTAAACTTCAACTTCTCGCCTTCTTGGATTAACGGATATTGTTTAGTCAAACCTTTCTGTTTGAGATAGTGATTGTATAGAATAGCACCTTTAACATGAATTGGTGTGCCTTTCTTATACAACATTACAGAATCGGAATATTCTTTAAGGCCATTTAAACCACGAGGGAAACTAATTTCTTCTGGAGGCAATGTCTTAAATTCTTTACGGAAATTCTCAATAAAGTTTTGCACATCTTCTTCTGTACCACGAAGCATCAACAAGATAGTTTCTTTCATCTTCTCACGGATAGCACTAGGTGTGGATGATTTAACCATCTCTAAACCCATTACTTTCATTTGAGGTTCGGCATACTGAACACCTTCGTTGTTATACACGTTTAGAATATAACGCTTCTTGGCAGTCCAGATACCTTTATCTGAAAGACCTTCTCGTTTCATTTGCATCTTTTGTTCAAATGCTTTAACGTATTGAGCCAACTCCTGATAACTCGTATCAATGAACGGTTGAATCTTCTGCTCGCATATCTTATCCATGATTCCGATTGTTTTGGTTGCAGAGTCCAGTTTATCGTAACCAAACTTACTGACAAGCTCTCCAAGGCGTAGATAGATACTGTCAGTATCACTCGCAATAACATAGTCAACATTCTTACTTCCTATTAAATTGTTCATAAACTGATTCAACTTGTTTTCAATCCAACGGATAGACAATTGACCAGCGGTTGTTACGCCGAGAGCTTGTCGTAAATCATAGAATCTGAAATACTGTGAGCCCATGGCACCATAAGCTGAGTTCAGAGAAACTTTCTTTGCTAACTGTAGGTTATCGTAACGAGCAATTCGTTTCTTGATTTCATACTTCTTCGTTGGGTCTGTTTCTTTTTCATACTCAGCTTTTGCCCCCAACATTTTCTTCTTATAAACTTTTCTATCTTCATACATCTCCTGTAACATTTTAGGTAAGAAGCCTTGTTGTTCGGTACGGAAGAACTGACCATTCGGTGTAAGAGTGACACCATTAAGACCAGACAAATCAACTTCTTTGTTTAACAACTTATCAACAGAAACTCCACGCTGAATGATTTTACGCATCTCATCCGTATAATCGGCGGGCTCAACAATCATCTCAGGTGAAATATTATACTGCATCATCAAATGAGGATACAATGAGTTCAAGTCAAATGATGCAACCCAATCGTGTCGGCCAACTTGTGGGTCTTTAACATAAGCACCCTCAAATCTATCATCTTTTTGACTAATGATTTTTGGTGGCACAACAATGTTCTTCTCAATCAGGTAAGAATAGATTAGAGAGTCCCACATTCTTGTTTGAGCAAAGATATCTTCATAGTTAGTTTTAGTATCATAAGCCAGAGTTAAACCTAATTCAAATAGTTTTAACTTCTCATCAAGTCGTAAAATCAATTCAACGTCTTTGATGTTATATTCAATAAACTTTTGATAGTTTAAACGATACAGTTGATGTAAGTTATCATACTCATCATAAGATAGTTTATTCTCACCAATTTCTACGTTGGCGATATTATCTAACTTATATGATTCTTGTGATTTACCACCCGGCGCATACCATCTGTATAGTTCAATATAGTCCCAAGTTGCAACACCTAACATCTCGTAAGCAATATTCTCACGACCCATCGCCATCACTTTGCGTTGATTGACAATGTTCCAAGGAGATAACTTCTTAGCTTCATCTTCACCCAACAAACGAGTGGTTCGATTGTAGATATAAGGTATATCAAAGAACTTAATGTTCCAGCCTGAAATAATATCAGGACATCTATCTTGCCAGAGTTGAAAGAACTTTTTGATTAATGTGGTTTCATCCGCACACTTGATATAGATTTCATCACCCTGTTTCTCATAATCACCACAACCAAACACGATGGTTTGACCACCAACATATTTGATACAAATAGCTGTGATAGGTTCTTGTGCGATATAAGGGTCAGGAAATCCATTCTCAGAACCAACCTCAATATCGATTACAGCAGTAGATATTGAATCTTGGTCCCAATCAACCATACCTTTATGTTCATCAGCAATAAAGGCATAAGGATAATTTGAGTTACCATAAATTTTGAAATTACCAACTTCTTCATACCGTTTATTGAAATCACGGCATTCACGGATATTTTCAAACTTCATAGGCTCAAGATATTCACCAAGAAGGGATTTAAACTGTGTTGGTTTCTTAGACGGTAAATACAAAGTCGGCTCATAAGCAATTTTCAACTTAATTCGCCGACCGTCTTTCACACCTCTATAAAGAATGTTATTACCAACACAAAGGACGTTTGTGTAGAATTTTGTCATTCAATCATTATATCAAATTTTTGGAATAGAAGAGGCAATTTCAATACCACTACCGAATAAACGATTGTATTCGTTTTCTAGTTCTCTAACTGGTGTGTTAATGGTTAGAATGTCCGATTTATTAAACTCGATACCGTTTTTAAATTCTTCGGTATATTCTAAGAAAGGAACAAAACCCATCATTGGTTGCCCATTTTGTGGTTGAACCACAACTTGAACAGTTTGTTTTGCCTTAACTGTATCACCAACTTCAGTAACTTCAGCCATGACAGTTTGGTTTGTTTTAAATGTAATTAATTTAATACTCATACTTTCACCTCATAAGAAGCATCTACAACACCAATAGTTACCCATTTTTTAGGGAATAACATTTCACGGCCTTGAAAATCCTTCATGTCATAATTAGGGTCATCAACTAACCCAACAATTTCCACTTGATTGTCGAACTCACGTAGAAATAAATCATACTTAACTGCACGTGGCAACTTAAGCTCTTCAGCAATTTGTTTAGCTAATCTAAACGTATTCATATAACTCCTAAACATATCCGCCAAGTTCTGGTGGTTTCCAACCTTCAGGTTTTAATACCTTACCATCTTCACGTTTATGCACTTTACCAGTTGCGGTATCAATTTTCGCAAGATTGGAACGAGCAACTTCATTCCATGCGGCGTCAACTTTATACCCTTTCATATGACAGAATCCGAGAATAACCCAAATCATGTCCATGCAGGCATCAAGCATCTCTACTTCATCCTTCATTCGATGAGCAACAACATATTCTTCAAACTCTTCCTTAATAAGTTTGAAATATAGTTCTGCGTTTTCTCTTGAAGGTTCTTGGTCACAAGCCTTTAGAAAGACTGCGACATCCAATGACATACTCATAATAATCCTTTGTTGGTTGCGGGAGAAGGATTCGAACCAACGACCTATGGATTATGAGTCCATCGCTCTACCAGACTGAGCTATCCCGCTACTGAAAAGGCCAAGAAAGAATCTTGGCCACCTACTAATATATAGTTCTTAACTATTCAAAACCTTGGCAACACTGTTGATAACTGAAGCAATTCTGCCGATATCTCGTAACTGTTCTACTGAATATCCTTCTTTCTTCAATGTATCATAGTGTGCTTTGACACAAAAGTGACACTTACCTACAATAGAAGCTGCAAGTGAATATGCCTCAAATCTACCTTTAGTTGTACCACCATGAGTGCTAATGGCATTCATACGTAGTTGTGGAGGAAGACCACTAAGATTAGGATCCTCTGCCATTTCAACGAATGGGTACCAAGTGTTGGTCATAGTCATCAAACTAGAAGCGGTCATAGCAGCATCACGTTCTTTTGTATCTAAAAAATCAGATGCGATGAATGTAACCAATTTACCATTACCAGAGGACATGGCGGCTGCAAGTGCAATACCATGTGCCTCATCTACTGGAATTGAACTGCGATTGATAACGGAGTCTAAATTTAGTTTCGTATCTTTCGCATATTCAGGTAGTGCTTCTTTGATAGAATCTACCCAACTCATAATGTTTCACCACCGATTGTTCGGTTACAAGCACATTTCTCACCTGTCTGTAATGCATCCAAAACACGGAGAGTTTCTTCTGGTGAACGACCAACATTCAAGTTGTTTACTGTAACGTGTTGGATAACATTATCCGGATCCACAATGAATGTAGCACGAAGAGCTGCACCTGCTGGGTTAAAGAATACACCCAATTGTTCAACTAAACTACCCTCAACATATCTCTCACCACCTTGGTATGTTGATTCTCTTTGTGTATCAGCAAATTGAATATGTTTGATTTTCTTCAAATCTTCATGTGCTGATTGCCAAGCCACTTTACAGAACTCATTATCTGTTGAACCTGTGAGCAATACTGCATCACGGTCCTCAAAGTCAGTAAATAACTTATCATACGCAACGATTTCTGTTGGACATACAAATGTGAAATCTTTTGGATAATAAACAATTACTTTCCATTTACCTGGAAATGATTCTTCTGTGATATCAAAGAACTCACCTTTTTGACCAGGTTTCACACCCGTAATATTAAATGCACCTAATTTATCGCCTACTGTTTTCATAATTTCTCCTTAAAGTTAATAGTAATAATCTAATAGTATTACTTATTCATAGTTTATCACTATTTCGCTTATTTGTCTAATGATATTTTTCAATCGATGTTATCAATTTTTTCTATATCAACTCCACACTTACCTAAAAAATCCAACCCACTCGTATCACGGTAAGTATTACGATAGTATACCTTTTTTATACCAGCAGTAAAGATTTGTTTGGCACATTGAATACATGGTGCATGAGTGAGGAACATTTCTGAACCCTCACCTGCTTCAGTGCTTCGTGCCAACTTAGCGATTGCATTTGCCTCTGCATGAATAACCTCATCTTTGGTTCTAGTTACTTGCCCACCATCTTCGTGTTGTTCAATAACTTCTTCACACACATTAGTCCAACCGGCAGGCATACCATTGTAACCTAAAGATATAACTCTATCTTCTTTGACAATGATGGCGCCTACTTGTAAACGCTTTGCTGAAGATTGTTTCGCAACAGTTTCAGCAATAGACATATACATCGGTATGAACTTAGGTTTCATTATTCACCTTTAGTTTTTGGTGGTTTTGCCAACTTAGCCTTGGCATAAGCAACTTCAGCATCAATCATTTGATGTTTGAAATCAACAGCCTCTTGGCCAAACTTTGTAGCAAGAATACGTTTCGATGACTTGCTTAGGTTGAATGTTCCATTTGTTTTTGGTTTCATTATAACTCCATAAATTTCAATTTAAAATTATCTGCACTAGCCTCATGGCCAAAATAACCACGAGGATTACAAACTACTCTGGTACTACCAATCATATAATCAAATGTATCGTGCATATGGCCATGAACCCACAATTTAATACATGGTCTATCTAAGATAAACTCAGACAAATCACTGTAATACGCACCATTCATCAAATCAAAATGTCTATACTTTGGATGCACGCTACCGTAAGTTGGTGCATGGTGACCAACCACAACATACTTCTGTGTGTTCTCTCCTAATATAGCAGTCACAATTTTGATATAGTCCAACATCTTCTTATGATATTCAACTGTATCTTCTGGTGCAAATTTACTAGGTTCTTCTTTAGTTTTTTCACCAATGCGAATAGCATATCCTTTTTCATCAAGTTTATACATTCCACCATTCCTACCATCTTCTGTATAATCAGGATTCAATTCATACAATGGCACTTTTCTCTGTGACATACGATTACTATTTTTAATCACATGATAATCGGACATTTTTGATTTGACATGGAACATTGTTAAAGAATCTTCTTTGTTCATATCAGTCCATAATGTACCACCAATAAATGTTACATCACCATGAGTATAGGCTTCAGTATCCAATAAAATCACATTCTTTAAATGTGACAATTGTTTTTTCAAATCAGTGGCAGTATATTTGAAATCATAATTATAATGTTCATGATTACCCAAAACATAAATTACTAATGGAAAATCACGAGCAACTTGCTCAAAGAATGGCAATCTCTTTTCGAAAAAATGTGCCTCACAAACATCACCAGCAAGCAACAACACTTCAGCACCCTCTGTATTTTCCAATACAATAATTCTAAATGGAGGTCTGAAGCCAATGCAATTTTCATAATATAACTATTATATCACAGGTAAGGTGTGGATGCGGCAAACATCCACACCATTGTGGTTACTCAGTCAAGAGTTGTTTTTTGCCCAAAGATTTAATTGGAATCTTCTTTGGTTTCTTTTCTTCAGGAATAATATTCTGTAAGAACACACGAAGAATACCATGTTCTAATGAGGCATCACCAACTTCAATCGTATCAGCTAATTGAATTGTTTTATGAAATGCTCTTGTTGCAATACCACGATGTAGATATTCGAATTCTTGGGTGAATTCGGTTTCTTCTTTTTCACCACGAATGTGTAGAACATTCTTTTCAAGTTCAATAGAAATATCCGATTCTGCAAAACCAGCTACTGCCAATTCCACAAGATAAGTTTCTTGACCTGTTTTAATAATATTGTGA